ACCGATCAAAAAACGAAATAAAAAAATGATTCTATCTTTTTCTTTACAAATGTTAACATCTCGTATGCAACGTACCCATCCAATCTTCAATTTCCTGGAACGTGCCCGTATTCAGCGGCAACCAAAGGCCGGCGCCGGTGCAGCTGCCGCAGCTGCTGCCCCTGAGTCCGAAACAGAAGGTTATCGAAGTGATACATCTGTATCGGAATCCCGTCAGCCAACTGGTCCAACACATACACACACATCTTACGGTCTATCGATCGACAAAAAGGGGAAATATCTGATTCCAGCGGATCAAAGTGATGCATTTTTGGCATGTTACAACGATGCTATCCGCAACGGTCTCGATCTCCATTTAGTCGAATATCACACAGATCGCAGTCATATTCCCCCTATCATCGATCTCGATGGCAAATTCCCTCCAACAATCGAGGGTCCTCAGTTGGATCAAGCATTTATCGAAAGATTCGTCGGCATTTATCAAGAAGGTCTCAAAAATTTTCTAGATACTGCCGTTCAATACACCATCGATGAACGTGAAGTGCTCATGAGCGAATACGGTATGACAGCGTTCATTTTCAAGAAAGACTGTGATCCGATCATCAAGCACAACGCAAGTGGTGCACCTGAATGCGCCCGTGAAGGGCTTCATATCATGTTCCCCCTTATGGAGTGCCCTAAAACCGCCCTGTTGTTGACACGTGCTCATGTTCTCAAGAAGTTTGTGGAGATTCGTGGGGAGATTCCTTTCCGCAATGCTCCGGACAACATCGTCGATCGTTCCGTCATCGATAAAAACGGTTGGTTCATGTACGGATCCAAGAAAGACGGATCCCAGCCATATAAATGGATCGGCGTTGTCGATCATTTCGGCTCTTATCATTCGGTATCATTCGACGCTGAAGGCAACTATGTGGACACAGGCGATTCATTCATTTCGACGGTGTTGCCGGAGTATATTGCTCCCGGTGCCGATTTGACACGAATGTTCTCGCTGCGCTACTATGAGCGCCCACAGCTGGAGATGTCGGCAACGGCGTTCCGTTGTATCGAGGAGAACGACAGAATGTACAACATGGTCAAGATGCGCACATCAGCGGCAAAGATTGGACTTACAACGGAATCGTACAATTATGAACTGGTTCAACGTCTAGTGGGGATGTTAGCGGATGATCGCGCCGATGACTATATGAAGTGGGTACAGGTCATCTGGTGTCTCTATAACATTTTCGTGGATATCAGTCAAGATGATCAGCGATTGCGTGAATTGGCGATTACTTTTTCACAGCGAAGTTCCAAATATGAACCGGGATGTATTGATCGTATTTGGGACTCTGCTCGAAATCAGGGTAACCGGATTTCATTGGGTACACTGCGATATTGGGCACGGGAGGACAATCCTGAACAGTATGACGCGATTTGTATGTCAGAGCGATCCCGCTATTTCGAGGAATCGTTGACGGCGACAAACACGGATGTTGCCCGCTATTTCGCCTATGTTTATCACGGTACATTCAAATATTGCCAGAACAACTGGTATGTATGGGAGGGACATCGTTGGGTGATTGATGAAGAGAAATCCCCAGTGGTGATCCGCAAACATTTGTCGGAATTCCTGTTCAAATATTATGTCCCTGAGATCACGAAAATCCAAGCCGATATCACGCGGATTCGTACACAAATGCGGATGTTGCCAGATGATGCGGATGAAGATAAGAAGGAGTTAGAGGGACAAGTTGACATTGTACAAGGGAAACAGAAACGGATTCTGAATGTGATGGATCAGTTGAAGAGTGTGTCGTTTAAGAACAACATTGTTTCGGAATGCCGAGAACTGTTTCACGATCGCAACTTTTTCACGAAACTTGATCGAAATCCGGATCTGATTGGATTCGAGAACGGAGTTTACGATCTCAAAGCTGGCACATTTCGCGATGGTTGCCCAGATGATTACATCTCGATGTCAGTGGGATATGAATATATTCCGTATGATGCGGGAAATCCGATTATCGGACAGATCGAGGACTTTTTCAGTAAAATCTTTGTCAATGAAGATATTCGAGAGTTCCAATTGTCGAGATTGGCGAGTTTCATTGATGGTCATGTTCGTCATCAGAAGATCCAGATTTGGACCGGCAGCGGTGGCAACGGTAAATCCAAATTGCAGGAGCTGCAGCGATTCGCAATGGGCGAATATGCGTATAAATTGAATATCGCACTGTTGACACAGAAGCGGGCAGCATCGAATGCGCCAAATCAAGAACTCGTGGAGGCGCGAAATAAGCGATGGTGTTTCCTGGATGAACCGAATAAGAAAGACGAATTAAATGTCGGATTGTTGAAGGAGATGACTGGTGGCGACGAGTTGCCATGTCGAGGAATGTATGGACTCAAAATGTCGAACTTCAAGCCGATGTTTAAGTTGGTGATGTTGTGTAACAATAAACCACGAGGACCGGCAGATGATGGCGGATTCATTCGCCGTTTGGAGCTGATCGAGTTTATGAGTAAATTCATGGAGAATCCTGATCCGGATAACGATTATCAATTTGAGAAAGATCCGGAATTGGATAACAAATTGAAGATGTGGGCACCATATTACATGGGACTGTTGATTCACCGTTATCAAACATATCAGGCCAACAATTATCAGCTGGATATTCCAGGAATTGTGAATCAGTTTACATCGGACTATGTTCGGGATAATGATCGTATCGCTCAGTTTATTTCGTTGCATATGGTGCAAGGTCCCAAGACTACAGGACCGACGACAGATGAGGTTTACGGTATCTTTTCCGCATGGTTCGAGGCTGAATTCAATGGGGACAGAGTCCCACAGAAACACGATGTAATGTCAGATATTAGACGCAAACTCAACTTGCCAGCGAGAGGGGCAAAACTGTTGGGGTGGGTCATTAGTGCTGACGGCATTGATGATGCATAAGTGTTATCATTCAACATCTTGTGAGATGTTGGATAATCATTCAACATCTTGTGAGATGTTGAATAAACAATTATAATTACAATTTGGGTGCAACTTTAGCGGCGACATTTTGATAAAGTGCATTGTTTGCCAACATATTCATATCAATTGGATTTCGCACTTCCACCATTGTGAGACTCTTTTGTTTATATCCGAGTCCGTAATATCTTCCATTTGCCTGGAAAATGTATCGATCTCCTCCATTCCAAACGAATTTCCTTGCTCTTGCAGCTTTCTTGATATCAGTTGTATAGACTGGATTGTATACGGTGTTTCGTCGATTGATAATAGGAGTATAGACGGAGTTGGCTACGATATATTGTTCAGGTATGGAAATTACGGATGGATTTGCAGTCATTGAAATGTATAGGGGTGGTATTGTGGAAGTTCCTGTACCGGTCTTAATGAGATGATAAAAATTTGTTGTATCACGTTCAATGAGTCGAGGATGTGGCGCAGTGTATGTGGCAACATTGTTGCCTATGGCAGGTATTGTGACAAATGTTTTTTCGGCTAATGGACTTCGATAAGGAGTGGCATCCCATAAGAACTTGCCATAGCTGAAATTTTTGGGAACAGCGACAACAGGTGTCGTGGCAAAACCTTCCACGAAACATGGAAACGCACAAGTTGCACATATTGCGCAGAGGACAACAATTGTGGCGAAGAGATAAGCCGATTTCATTTTAATGTTAAGAGTGATAATTTATACAATTGATCTTCAAGTGCATTAGAGACCGATATCCATTTGCCATCACGATTCAACACTTTGCCGTTTGTTTGTATATATTGTCCACTATCGGTAGAGTCTAAGACGGCACATTGATGATTTGGATCTTTTAAACATTGATCAGGATTTGAAGTGGCAGAGATTATATTAAAATCGTTGACGGTCCATTTAGTGGAACTGTTGTCACATGAATCGCGTTTCATATCCGATGAAAGGCATTCATCTCTGTGTTGTATTTGATAAATATCGAATGATTCAATTGGTTTGAATTGGATAAGGATGAATATGAAAATGAATATTAAGATGAGAATGAACAGTTTACACATTAGGATGATCTAATATAGTAGGCCATAATAGTGAAAAAGGTGATAATGGCGATTAAGATTGCGGTGTATTTCAATATACGAATCACTTTATCTTGTTGAGTTTCCCTGTTGTCATATGTTTTGATTTGACTGCTCTTTTTCGAGATGATGTTGTCAACTGGAGCAGTTACACCGGAAACAATGTTCGGAAACATTCCGAAGAATGAGGCAGAAGAGGCTGAAGAGGCCGTAGGCCCTGACGCGGAAGCGGAAGCCGTAGGGGCGGAAGCCGAAGCCGTAGAGGCGGAAACCGAAGCAGAAACAGAAGGCTCTGTATTGGTGGCGGTAGTTTGTGCGAACTGTTTAAGTCGTTGACTGTAATCGGTGACCATTGTGGAGAGTGTGGCCATGCTGTTTTGAAGGATAACATTTTCGGGTTTGGTTGCTTCTTCTTGTTCTCGGACTTGATCCATCGATGTTTTAATTGTACCGGGAGTGTTAAAGAAGTTGAATGTTCCTTTTTCGAAAGATTGTAAGAGATCGTTTTGTCTTTCATATTGATCGTTGACTTGTGTCGCAGTGTTTTGCAATTCTCTAATACTTGATTTCAGCAGTGTGAGATCAGTGGATGAGACATCGGTATAATTGGGATAAACATAGATTGGATCATTGCCATTATTGCCGAAAAGATTCGGTTGAGATATGAGAGGTGTATCACATTCATTGATATTTTGTTTACTATAAAGGGTGTTCATAAGATCTCCAGCGGATCCGAATACGTAGCATTTACCTTGTCCAACACAATCGAGGATCATAGTTTCACCAGCTTTGACGGTCTTAGTGATTTCATCGCCGCCATCACAAGTGTAAACGACGGTCAATTGTGCACCAGTACAATCGGGAATCCTGTCGGAGTTGCTGACGAGTCTTGCTGCACTGGTTTCGGATGATGACAATATATCGGCTAATGTTGCGCGGAATGTTGGAACTGTTTGATTTTGGATCTTGGCTTGAAGTTCAACAGTAACATCGTAATTGTATTTAACGGTGTTTCCATTGATGACTTCGGCATCAGGAGTGGGACAATTGGCGCCATATGTTGCGCGAATGATTTGGATATGTTGCCGCTCTGGAGTGACATATGTGGCCATTTGTTTGCCGATACGTGTCATTTTGCTGAGGCATTCTTCTTTGGAATCGACATGATCGATGCGAAGGAAATCGGAAGATGACATTTGAGCTGAATCGATAGTTCCAGCTTGGTAAAGTGCGAAGTTGGCGAACACTTGTCGGCTATCGACGTCGTCACCTCGTGCGCATGTTTGAGCGACACCGTTGCGACCAAATGTGTGGGAACATTCGCACACGTTGTTATTGATGGAACTGTATTCAAATCCGTCGGATCGACATGCTGCGACGCATTGATCTTGTCCAGTTGTGCCGGATTTGGCGACTGCAGTAGTAGGATCAGCACGGAAGCAGCCGACCAAATGGGATTTATAATTAGTGGATGTTGGACATGACATTGGTCTATACTATTATTATACTATATGAAATTCTAAGCAGGGTCATGCCCGGGACCCTAGCCCGGGTACCTTCGGTGCCCCCGCGCGACGGACAAGGATCGCAGGGTTCCGCCTTGGGGTCCACACGACGGACAAGGATCGCAGGGTTCCGCCTTGGGGTCCACACGACGGACAAGGATCGCAGGGTTCCGCCCCCACACGACGGACAAGGATTCTTGATCAAAAAATCAAAGATGTCTTATGAACATGATTGAATCTTTCCACAGTTTTCGAATCTGACGATTTGGAAATGAAAATGATCAAGATCCAATCGATCTTCATAAACCTTCTTTGATTTGATGTCAAACAATCTTATCATTCATATGACAACATAATCATGCA